TAAAATTATTTGTCAGCTTCATTTGGTTCTTTTAGTTTAAAAATCTTTAATACAGTATATGCAATAGAAACAACTAATAAAGCTATTTTAAGCCATTGCTCAACGTTTGAGAAACTAACAGTAAATGTCAGTAAATTAATTGCTCCTATTTTTATATCTTGCATATCCAACGTTAGAATTTTAAAGAGTCATAACTTAATCCTAAAAATGAATGTACACCATCTCCGTCAATATTAACACTTTTTGATTTCCAACCATATGGGTGGTCAACTTTTCCATCTTCGTCAGCTTCTAACCCATTCCATAAAACATCAACGTGCCATTTATCAGATAATACTGCTTCAGTTTCTATTTCTCCATCTTCGTCAATTACTGCTTGTTCTAAAACGATATTACCTAAACGAACGATTGTATGTTTGTGAGTTGGATATTCGTTCCCATCTTCATCAGTTGCAGTACCTAAAGCATCAATCTTTTTTTGTGCTTGTTCTCTTGAATCAAATTCGTATTTGGCTATCTTAATCATAATTTTATATTTTACTCTTGTTGGTTTAATGTGTGTATTTGTTACTCTTATATTGTTGTTAATGCTTGTAATTCTTGGTCTGTTAATGCGGTGTTATAAACTCTTACATCTTTTGTTTCACTATAAAAATGACTACCACCACCTATGTTAAAATCCAAAGAATTTAATGTATTTGCAGAAAAAACTGAACCACTTGTATCAGTACTTCTTTTAACACCATCAACCCATAATGCAAAATCATTTCCTTTATACTTAACTGCTATTTTACTATTTTGTGTTATATCTGGCGATGTGTAAGTCATAACTGCTTGGTTGCTTCCATTATATACGACTGCAATAATTCTATTAGAAACACTTGTATAACCAACTCTAATAACATTAGAGCTTGTGCCATCTGAAAGACCAAAACGTCTTTCGCTTAAATCATTAGATAAAGCACTTGTTTCTACATATAAAACACCCTCTAAAGAATTAAACGTAGAAGCATCTCCAGCACCGTTAGCAGTTTCTGCTGAACGAGTAACTGCTGAACTTGTACTTGGTATATAGCTTGTTAAATAGTCAGATTCTAACTGAGCACCCCAAAGGTAAACGCTTTCACTTGCAGCAGTAACACCTAAACTAAAAGTACCACTTCTTGCTAAAGTATCAATAGCAGTACATCTATACCAACCATTCCCATAGTTTTCAATCGAACCATCAAAACCACTATCTTCAGTTATTACAATTCCATTTTCTAAATTAAATGTAACACCTCCAACGCCACCACTTCCGTTTGCTATTTTAAATAATTCCGTACTTCCTTTTTTAGCAAAACAACTCGCAACCTTATTTGTAGCACTCCAAGTACCAAACCTAACAACTCCAAAACCTCCACTAACTCCAGTTAATAAATCAGCGTTTAGTGTACCATCTGGAGAAATCTCATTGTTTTCAGTTATTGTAACTCCGTTATTTATCCAATAAGAATTTGAAAACTCTTGGCTTCTTTGTAATTGGTTAATTTTTTGTGGTTCTAACAAATGACTTGGACATCCAGCAACCTTACCATCAATCAAAGGATAGTTTAATCTTGATACTCCGTTTCCAACTGTTTCTATTAGTCCTTGTGAGTTTATTCTTGTTGCTGAACCACTACGAGTAAAGTTAAAATCCCCTACACCACTTGATGGTAGTACGGAATAAAATTTGCTTCCTTGAGCGGATGGTATTAATGCTAATTTTGGTTTTGCCATTGTTTTTAATTTTGTATATCTTTTATTCCTATTGTATGTATTGAATCAGCTAAACATTTCTTTGCTTCTACTTCTTGCCTATCATTCATATTGATTTGCCCTTGTATCATTTCTGTTGATGTACCAATAGAAGATGCAGTTTCTATCGTATTACCAAACCAAGTACTATTGTATATTTCGTTTGCCATCTTTTTCTTTTTTAGTTAAATACTTTTCCAATTTAACAATGTTTATTTGTTTCGGTTTATATCCTTTCATTATAGTACCCAATTTGAACCACTTACATTTTTATCTGGATATACATCAGAATCTTGATTGTCTAAATACTCTGGAAACTTTGAACTATCAAAGCAAATGAAATCTACAAATCGCCTTGTATAATATTCAGCGAATTCTCTTTCTTTTTGTACTAAATAATCAACTTCATCTTTTGAAACTGTTTCAGCGTTTTCAGAAGAATGTTTGAATATACCACCAGATTTAACTTGATACGCTGCAAATGGTAAAAAATCAACCATAGCATAATGTATCAACATCGGTTGAATAAAAGAATTAACAAGTTCTAAATAATCTCCAGTTAAAGTATCTGCTATAATATCAGCAGAAATTCTATTGTATAATTTAGTGCCTAAATAGTTCTGTATGTGTATCTCTTGTGCGATTTTAATAAACTGAATAAAGGAATCTGTATCGGTGTTTCCATCAATTACAGAATTCTTTACTAAATCAGTTCTACTTATGAATAATGCTGTTGCCATATTATCTTTTCTTGTTTACAAATCCATTATTTGGCATATCAGTTGGTCGCATTGCAACCTCTTCTGCATTTACTGGTAATTTTATACCAGCTTTTTTTGCCTTGTTTACACTTATTTCTGCTTTTGGATTACCAACATCTGGTTTTAGTCTTGAACCTCTTGCAATGTAAGTTTTACGCATCCAAAAATGATGGCAATCTCCACCTCCTTTATATAGCCATATATCATAAGTACTTGCACCATTTAAACCCCAACCAGCGTTAACTGCTCTTTGGCTCATTTGCTGGATATCTTCTTTTCGATATATCTTTTTCGCTTTTACCATTTTCTTGCAAAACTCTCTTGAATTATCAGAAGCTTTTAAAGGTGCATATTGATACCTAACTTTGTATTGTAATCCAAAATTTGGTTCTTTTCCGTCTTGAGTACTTTTTGAATTTGGTCTAGCAGTTCCAGTTGTTGCGAAGTTCCATATTTTAGATAATAAACTTGGATTCTTTTCGTTTAATTTTTTTATTTGTTCGTCTAACTCATCCTCTGAATCGTAATCAACCTTTCTTTCATCAATTAACTCCCATTCCTCCAAGTCTTCATCCTCTCCAAATTCTTCTAAATCAGAAAAAACCTTGCTCATTTTAATACCAGTTTCTTCTTCTCTTGTTTCAGCATCTTTTACGTTCTCTAAATCCATAAATTGTAATGGCTGTAACGTCTTAAAGTATAGGTTTAAAGCAATACCATTAAAAGCAAGTATTTTATCAAGGGCATCAATTAAAAGTTCTTGAAACGGATTTATAACGATGTTTTGCATTAATATAGAAGCATTCTTTAATTCTTCTGCATTATTACCAAATCCAGTATTGTCTTTTATACCTAATAACATAGGAGATACAATTCTGTGTGACATCATTATCTTGCTTTGTGCTTCACTTGAAATAAATTCGTATTGATTATGTGCATCAGAAATTTGAACTGGTGTGATGTCTGCTTGTGATTCTTTTGAATCGTTAAAAGCAATTATTAATTTACCAGCAGAATTTGTTCCTTGAAATTTAGAAACAATTTTGTTTTCAATTAATGTTTGTGCTTCTTCGTCTGGTACTCCATTATTAAAGTTTATTAACGATGCTGGAGCAAAACTATTTTTAATATTGTTAACGTGAAAGTTTGCAATCTCTTCTTCAATCTCACTAAAGCTAATCCCAGATACATAGTCTGGTGTACTATAATAATACATTCCAGCTTCGTAAGGTTTTACATATAATATCTCAATTGGTTGTACACTTTTTGAAACACCAAATGCTGGTATTCTCAAAGGTTTATCACTTGGCTTTGCGTTTGCCCAATCTGAATGATAATAATAAGCTTGTACTTGTTTATCGCCTTCTGAACATTTTTCTGCTCTTAAAGTTTCAATTGGTAAATGCTCAACCTTTTGAATTGTCTTTTTATCCTTTGAATAAATTACTTGAATAGCACATTGACCAGTTAGCTTTAAATCATATGCTAATCGCCTTAAATCATCCTTTTTAAACAAAGATATCATTCTTGCATACGCTTCTGGCTTTCTTGCACTATCTGTTGCATCTAAACCTTTTCCGTATATCATTTGAGATATTCCAGTAATACAAGCCCCAGAAGTAGCACTTCCGTTTGCTCTATCTATAAGGAATTTGAAATAATTGTTATCTGCACCAAATTCAACCCATTCTTTGTTTTTTGATTCAACAATTTCTGGTGTTGAGTAGCTTGACAAATTAACAAAACTTAATTTAGAATTGTTTTTTTTGGCAACAGTTGGTTTTCTGTACTTATTTATTTGTTTACTCATAGTATTATAAAATCGTTATTACCGCTCTTTGACTTATATTCGTCTTTATTGACTGAATAGCTTTCGTTATTTGATTGGTTTGTTGATTGTGCTGTGCAAAATATTTTATCCTTATAGATTATATTTTGTGTATTTGTATCAATTACTTTTAAATCGTAAAATCTACCCTCTTTTAAATTAAATACATTTGATAGTTCTATGTAATTACCAACCTTTTGTGCTGTTGGTGTTATCGAAACAGTTGTATTTGTACTGTCATCTCTTAAATCCATTGTTACAGAAGTAGAATATACTCTTGGTATAATCTTTATTGATTGTATATCTGTTGTTGGCAATAAATGTTTCATATATATATAATACTAAATAATA